AGATCCTCGACCTGCTTCTTGAGAGCGCCGACCTGGTCGGCTGCGTCCTTGTTGTCCTTGGCGCGCTGCTCCCACGTGCGTGAGTGACCCTTCCACTCCTCGACATCAGCGGTGAGGCTCGTGATGAGCTCCAGGGCCTCCTCGAGGGTCTCGGGCGTCTTCGGCTTTTCGGCCATTTCTGGTGCCTCCCGTTTCGGGTAGTAGTGGCTCGTGCGAGCCCGGTGACGGTGGTGCCTTACAGGTCCTCAGGACCCGTGAAGCCTTGATCAGCCCATCCGAGTACAGGTCCGTACTCGCCATGGACGTTGACCCGGATGGAGCGATCCGACTTGAACTGACCGCCCGTGTACTCGAGTCCCTTGTCTTGCAGTGCGGCCTGCACCTCTTCGAGCCGCTCTGCGTTGATGACCTGCCCCGGATCTCGATCGCCGTAGATCGGCGCGACGTCGCATGAGCAGCGGTCGTGAATCGGCATGAGCTCGCTGGTGCGGTACCTCTGGGTCGACGCGATCGCGCACAGTGCGCAGTTCTCTCCCGGGGAAAGCACCCGCTGCCATCCAACGACGCGGTTGTCGTTGGACACGAACTCGAACGCCGAGCGGACGTTGGCCATCTGCATATCCATCGCGACGAGCTGCTCTGCCCGCTGTGCTCCCAGCTCGACGGCTTCGGCAAGTGTCGATCCGCGGCTGAGCGCCGTGTAGGTGGTCAGTGCCGGTCGTGCGTACACCTCAGTGAGCGGTACGCCCCTGAGGTTCGCTGGGAGCGGCGTGGCCGGGTTCGGCTTGATTCCAGCGATGCGCGCCATAGAGGCTAGGTAGCTCTGCGTGAGTGCGGCGGTCTTGACCTGCCCCGACTCCACCACCGGTACGATCCTGGCGACGAAGCGCTCGATGTCGGGGTCTCGCCATGAACCGAGATTGCGGTACTCGGACTGGACGAAGGCCGCGACCCTGCGCCTGACGTCAGCTACGACGCGCTGGTGGGTGAGCAGTACGCGCCGCTCGGCCTCATACGCCATTGGTCTGGGTGGTGTTGGTATCGGTGTTGTTGCTCGTCTGGATCAGAGCGTTGACGAGGTCGTCGATGCGCTCCTGCTCCATCTTCTCGGCCTGCTCGGCAGAGAAGCCCATGACCTCAGTCATCAGCGTCTTGAACGGAATCAGGTTGGATAGCTTCTGCGTAGCGTCCGCACGCTCTGCGAGGGTGAGGCGATCATGGGACTTCCATAGGGTCTCGACGTCGAGAACCTTGTCGGCTTTGCCGGCGAACCTCAGGGCCAGTGCAGTCACCTGATTCCAGCTGGCGCCTGCACGCTTGATGCGGTCGGCTGCCTTGAACACTAGGGCCTCGCGGGCGAACTGAGCGCCCTCGGCCGTCTGGTTCTGCCCGTCCGGTAGCAGCATGGACATAGGAGTGCGTGTGACAGCCGCCAGATCTCTCAGGTCGTCCTTGACGGCGTTCAGGATCTGAGTGATGTCAGTGACCTGGGACTCCCAGATCTTCGTGTTCTCCACCATCCCGGTCCACAGATTCCCTGCTCCGGGCCGCCACAGCTCTCCGTAGTCGATGGCCTCGAGGACTGGGGCTCCATCCTCATCCAGGACGGGGTGACCGTTCTCATCCAGCTTCTCCGCCATTTCTGGCAGGTCGCCGAGGATCGCGCGCTGGCGGAATGCTTGCATCGAGACGATGATCAGACGCTGCAGCACCATATGGATGATGCGGTCGATAACGTCCGTGTTGGCTTCGAACTCACCCATGCCGCGACGGTTGCGGAAGTGCACGACCGGCATGGCGTCACGCAGCGGCAGCCTATCGCCGCCGGTCCATTCGTATCCGCTACTGGCGGCTGTGCCGTCATTGCGCTTCTCGGCCCGCAGCACGAGGCCTGGCAGGTAGAGGTACGCCACGTCCTTCCCGGACTCGTCATCGTGGTAGGCCTTCAGCGCAGCGCGTACCTTGTTGGGCCGTAGCGGATCGCGCTCAGCCGCCATGTGCTCTGGATCCTCGCGAGTGATGACCGAAATGCCGTCACTGTCCGGTCCACCTACCATCACGTAGCCCTCGCCGAACGCGAGCATGTCGCTGTGGACGTCATCAGCCACAACGTCGAGCTCGTTGACTGACCAGATGAGAGCGGCATCCTTCACGAGCTCGTCCGCGCGATCGCCTTCCAGACCCGTGCCCCCGATGCGGCAGCCGGCCGGGGTCATGCGCTCGGCAGTTGACTCGACGATGATCTCGCCCCAGTTGGTGCGCGACTTCTTCTGGAATGCTCGGTAGGCGTCCTTGAGCTCCGGGTCCATCTCCGGTAGCGGGGCGTCGCCAGTCAGGTAGGCCTTGAGCCTGCTGATGCGCGACTGGTTAGCCTGGAGCTTCGCAAGCAGGCGGACGAAGTACCATCCGGGCTGCCCTGGGGTCTTGGTGTCTCGCACTTGGCGATCTCCTATCTCCACCGCTTGGGCCGCGACCTGACCCGCTTGGCTCCGACGCCCTTTGCGACGCAGTCCATGCGCGCCTGCCATGCGAGGATGGCTGCGACGCAGGCGTCGACCTTCATGGGCGAGTAGTCGTGCTCCTTGCCGATCGTCAGCTTCTGATGTCTGATGCGCCGGCGTGCGTTGAGCACGTGGGACGTGAGCTTGTAAGAACCGTCGTGCGTCATGTCACCGTTGCGGACCGCTGCCTCGAATGCTTCGACTGCGCGCTCGATGTAGACCGATCGCCCACCTGTCATCCACCACTCAAATGGGTGGTTCTGCATTGCCTTCACGCGGATGCCGCGGTGGTACTTGGCCTCCCACTCGTTGACCTTGCTGCGCCAGTCCTTGGCCGGATCCGCGTAGAACGCGGCGACGTCGTAGGTCTTGAACGCCATATCCACCGCGGCGTCGATCTCCGGCAGTGGCGGTGTCCAGTTCTCCTGCCCCGGTCCGTCCGGCGCTTCCCAGACCCCGATCTCGAACTCGTGCCCGTCGTTGACCCTGCAGCCGATGAGGGCGGACGCGTCCGGCTTGCCCTTGGCGCGTCCTCGGGATCCGTCGAAGCCGAGCGTGATGGTGTCGTTGCGCGCGACGGTCTTGCTCTTGTCCTCGCACGATTTCCACTCGACGTGGCTCACGTACGCGTCAGACGCATGGGTGATCTGGTTGAGGTAGAACCGTCGTGCGTCTTGCGGGTCTGTGGCCGGGTCCCAGATCTCGGCGATGAGTCGGTCGATGTCGACCCAGCCGGGCGTATGCTTGTGCCCAGGTAGTACGCATGGCTCTTTCGATGAGCAGCCGTACGCCCAGCGCAGACCCGCGTGCAGTGAGTCACGGTCGGACAGGTCGGTGTCTTCCGGTGCCTCACGGTGGTCGTAGTAGAGGCCTTCGTCTTTCGCCTCGCCGGCCTTGATCTGTTTCCAGTACGCCGCGGACTCCTCGGCCACGGATCCCTCGCCCGGGAGAAACGCGTTGGGCGACTCGATCGAGGTGCCGTTGGTCTTGCCCAGGTTGCGGCGCATGACGGCGGCCAGGCGCACACCACGGTTTCCCGGCAACCACGTCTCGGTCTGGTCGAGCACCGCGAAGATCGGCTTGTTTCCCTCTCGGGACTGAGCGGATGCGGTGACGAACTCGATGCGTCCTCCGCCCGGAAGCCCTACGAAGCTGCCCATCGGGTTGAGGTCGGGATAGAACTCACGAATCGGTGCCTCGTCGCGCAGCATCTCGAGCAACGGATCCCAGCAGTTGTGCGTCTGGTCTTCTGAGACTGCCGAGATCTGAACGTAGGGAGTGCGGACGTCGCGCCAGCGCTTTCCTACGGGCTCGCCTTCGTCGAACTGGTAGCCAAACTCGTTGACCTCGCCGGCCACGGCCCAGTGGTCGAACAGAACCGGACCCACGCCCTCGGCGATCGCGGCCGCTCCGAGCATCGGCGACTTGCCGTGCCCCTTCGATCGGGAGAACACGCCGCGGCGGATGACGCGGTCGCCCGCGCTGTTGACGCGGTAGAACTCCCAGATGAAGTCCTGCTGCTCTTCGGTGAGCAGGAAGGGCTCGTACTCGGTGCGGTCCGGCGTCGCCAGGCACACGTACATCCAGTGCATGATCTGCGGGCCGAGTGACAACCCGGCGGCCATGTCAGCCTACCCGGCGCTTGAAGTCGGGCACGACCAGGTTGCCTACCTTCGACACGGTCGCCGGCTGGTCTTGGAGCAACACGCGTGCGTCGCGCTTCCCCTTTGGCGTGAGCATCAGGCGGTCCATCCACTGACGGACCTCGCCCCAGAGCGTGGCTGCCTTGTCCGCGCGGATCGCGTCCTCGAACAGATAGGCGATCTGCAGTGCCTGCTGGATCTCGCTCTCGCCGTACTCCTGCGTTACGAAGTCGAAGCGCAGGCCTTCCCAGAAGTCCACCGTCCGCTGCGACCAACGCTGCTTTGGGTGGATGGTAGGAGTCAGGTGATCGTGCAGCCCGGCCTTCTGCCGGCGGAGGTGCGTCTTGAGCCCGGCGGCCGTCTTGAACTCACGGCCGCACATACAGAAGTGCCCGTTGAGCAGCTCCATTGTTCGCTCGTCGCAGTCGTAGAGAGGCGGCAACTCCGGGAGTACCGGATCAGTGATGGGCGGCAGCGTGCGCCACTCGCCGAGCACCGGTGCGTTGCGCCTGGACCGCTGCGACGCCAGCTTGGGCGCAGGTCCTGGCATGAGGTGATCTCCCGTTTCGGGATGGGGGCGTGACCCGTTTCGGGTCGTCTATGTGTGTGGCTCCAAAATCTCTGGAACCCGTACAGACTCTTTGCCGCAGCACCTCCC